ACCCAGGCCCATTTCCAGTCCGGTACCGGCGCCGCCACCACCGCAGAAGAAGTCGACAACGATCTCATCGTCCTGAGGGTTGAAGCCGAGGCCGTATTGGGTTTTGAAATCGAAGGGGTGTTTCTTCTGTTGTGCGGACATAGGGGATCCTCGCCGGCTGGCGTGATTCGTTGATATGGGGTATTACGGGTGACCGGCGAGTGCCAGTTATTCGTCGTGACAGATGCGCAGGGTCTTGCGCTTGAATTCAGCGTCAAGCAGTCGAGCATATCGATCTGGCATCACATACTTTTCGCGGGGCGGCGCCGTCAGGAATGGCATACATTGCACTGGACCGCACTCATGTAAGGCCTGAATCGCCAGCCGCATCGCCGCGCATTCATCCTTCGCGCCCGACCACTCGACCAGCAGCGCTAGTGCGTTTCGTGTCCCTTGCCTGATGCGGAAGCGGATCATCTCGCCGCCCGTGATCGGCGCCACGTTTTCGTGATAATCCAAAACCGGGCGCGAGCAGAGGAATCGAATCACACCGTCACGGCCAAGGGCTTGAATGTGGTGGATCATCAACGTCAGAGCCTCGCCTTGCTCCTCGATTCCAGCCCACTCCATCAGCTCAGCCAGTGCCTGCCGTGTGCCTGGCCTGACCCGTAGCCGCAATTCCTCTTCCTGAGCCTTGGACCGCCTGAGCGATGTCCGCTCGTCCCGTTGCTTCTGACTCAGTGCCATCACGCAGCCCTCAGCGCTTCATCCTCATGATCGAGGTTTTCGAGCGATGCCCAGATGATCTCGCGGGGCGCTTTCGACATAGCGCACATCGCGACGATCTTGCTGATTGCCGGGCTCTTGGCTCGACTGCCGACATCTGCCAGGACTTCCTTGAGTATCGCGGCGGACGGCTGAAGCTCGGCGGCCAGCGCCATGACCAGAAGGACATGAAGGCCATCTACCGGGCGTTTCTCAGCGCGCCACCACAAGTGCGGCTTGCCGATTGCTGCGCGCTCTCGGGCGGCCTTGCCCTTCAGTTCAAGTTCGGCAAGGTCTGCGCGCACTGCCTGGATGGTCATGCCGGTCGACTCGGCCAGCATCTGAGCCGTCATGCCGGCCGATTGAGTGAGGTAACGCCAGATTGGGGTCATACTGAATACCGCTCGGTGGAATTTTTAGTTGTTCGGCTCTGCGCGGGGTTCGAACCTGCTTACTAATGCGCCTCATGCTGCCTGGGCCCGCTGTCGCCACACTCCCATGGCGGTGAATACGCGGTTGGCTTCGGCCTCCGTCAGCGTCACGTCGTCCGGGATAGCGAGCCAGCCCGACCCGATCATGTGATTTGGGTTGCTCGCCGCGACCAGCTCGGCATGCTTCTCGATCATCAGCTGTTCAAGATTTGCCACCAGGTGCACGCCAACTGGAGAAAACTCGGTCGACTTGCTGTACTGGCTGCCGTCCGGCTGCTGGCAGAACACGCTCATGTAGATCGTCCACCGGTGGGCCAGGTCGCAAAGCGCGTTCGCCACTGGGAGGCTGGTGATCTGTCGGCAGTTCTTCCAGTTCAGCATCACCTGTCGATCGGGCGGCTGAACGTCGACTACTGCAGCGTGATTGGTTCGCACCAGGGCGCGGCGGGACCGGTCAATCTGAGCGCGCCGGTTGCAGGGCTTGCGGACTTTGCTCATATCGCCTCCGCCAGCTTGCGCAGCCTGAACCGCTCAGCCCGCGTGAATAGCACGCCTTTGCGCTTGAGTACCGTGTCGGGGTCGATCCAGCTTTTCCGTGGCGGCTTCGGCTCAGGCCGGAAAACCCCTACCTTCCGCACCTCGCCGCCACGCATTTCAAACTCGGCCATGGCCGCAGCCAGGCGCGCCGATTCGACGCTGTTGCGCTGAATTGCGCTCAGTTCTGTGGTCATCATGCTGCCACCTGCTCCAGGGTTACCCCCGGCATATTGAATTCAGAGCCTTGCGACTCAACCATGTCGTCGAGGTTTTGCCAGTTGACCGTCAGCACCGAAATAGGGACCTCTCCGGCCGCGACTGCCTTGACCAACGCTTCCATGTCAGTGACTCGCGCTTCGTGACGTACTGGTTTGGCCTGGACCTTCGTAGACGGAACTGCAGCAACTCGGGCAACCGCGGGGGCAGGCTGTGGAGCGGCTTCAACGACTGGAGCAGGCTTTACCTCAGCCAGACGCTTCTGTTCGGCTTCGTCCGCCAGGCGCTTGGTTTCCGCTTTGACTGCTTCGGCCTTCTGATGCTCATCGATCCGAAACTTGACCAGCGTCACCAGGTCGTCATTGGCCTTCATAACCAATTGTTGAAGGTCGTTGAACAGAAAGGCGTGGTCGGCGGCCAGTTCGGCAAGGCTTGTCAGGTTCAAGCGAATGCTATCTGCTGCCTGACTTGCGTCGATCTTCGCCCGGGCTAGCTCGGTATCAACGGCGTCCTGGAGGCTGGCGATGGTGCGCTTGTTCTTCATGGCGCCGACGAAGTCCGCGTGCACGCTCGGCAGGACTACCTTGCCCAGGGTTTTGTTGATCGCCGCGACGTGATCGATCAGCGCCTGTTCGGCCTTCTGCTTGATGTTGGTCTTTACGGCGAGCTCCTGCGCCTTCACCAATTTGTCGACCTTCAGGCGGGTTTCGCGGGCATGCTTGCTGATGCGCTCCAGTGCGCTGAAAAGCTCGTCGATGGTCTGGGTTTGCGAAAGCGCCTGTTTCTTCGCCGCCGTCACTGCGTCTTCAACATCGCCGCACCACTTGACGGCTTTCTTCGCGTCGGCGAAGTCTTGGTCAGTGGTCAGCGTGGTTTTTACCGAGTCAATGACCGCCAGTGCCGACTGCTCAAACACTTTCAGGTTGCTGGCGGTAACCATGCCGGTCAGCTCAATGCGCAGCGCTGGCAGCTCGTCCGGGGCCTTGCCGACCACGATTGATGGGGTGTCCGCCACTTCGTGCGCAGCGAGATCCGCCTCGAACTGTTTCCAGCCTTCGACCAACTGCTCGGCGCGGCCCGCGACCGGGCGATATTCCATACTGACAAAGTTTTCGGCGGTGCCGTCGGAGCAAACAAAAATCACCCGCTCGGCACCACTGACCAGCAACTGCTGTTCAAGCTGCCAGTAATAATGGGGATCGAGATCGCCAGCCTTTACCTGAGCGACCAAGGATTCATTCCAGAGTTTGTGCTCGAACAGCGTCTCGCCGAGCATCGTCGCACCGTCCATCGAGGCGAGCAGGTTGCCCAGCGTGCCAACGACCGGATACAGCTCTTCGCCGATCTGCACTTCTACCAGCGGGCGGGCCGCCGCTTCAGTGGCGTGGCCTTTGTCGAAGATGAACTGCTGTGACGGCGTGACGTCTGGAGTAATACCGGTCTTCTTCAGGGTCAGCAGTTCGGTACGGGTCTGGTACTTCGAGGCGCCCATCATGGCGGGGGCTTCGGAGGCGGTGAAGTGCTGGGCGCGCAGGGCGTGCCACTCGGCGGAGCCTTGAGCTACGTTGTGAATTTTCATGCGGCTTCACCTTCAAGTGGCTTGAGCTGGTTGATGGAGTCAATCTGTTCGGCGGTCAGCGTGTATTTGCTGCTGACAGTGGCGATGACTTGTTCGGGCGACTTGCCACCTTCGATTGCCTTCCGCCATTTCGGCAGGTTCTCTGTCAGCTTCTCGTCGGGATACGCCTCAAGCTCCGTCGGCGCCGCGATCTTGGCTACGCTGGCGAGCGGCTGGCCGTTCTCGCGCTCTTTCGGCATGTCCTGCAACTCTTCCGCGACCGGCATGCCGCGCAACACATCAGGGAACACGTCACGCAAGGCGAAAGCTCGGGCCCGCATTTGGCGCATTCGCTTCGGGTGTTGGGTCCAGGGGCCTTGCTTGCCCATCAAACCCGCAGTTTTTGCATCGTCCATGTCGAAGGTGCGGACCTGCTCGTCTTCGCCGCGGCGCTTCACTCGGCAGGTTGCCGTGTGTCCGTCGTCGCTTTCGTAGACGTACTCGCAAAGAGGGGAGCCGCGCACCAGGGCAATGACTGCATCACCCCAGAGCGCCGGTCGACCGTTGATGACTGCGATGTTTTGCATCGCTTGCAGCGGTTGCAGGCCCAGCTCAAGCCCCCACTGAATGGCGACCAAGATGTTGCCCGGGTTGCCGAGGAATTCTTTCGGCACGATCGTCGACTTGGCCAGGATGTCGGCAAAGGCCATTGCCTCGGTAAGCGACGACGGCGTCAGGCTGAAACTTTGCTTTGTGGTTAATTCGGACACGACAGAATCCTTGCCGCGATGCTCGCAGCGATTGAAGGTGTTGGTTATTGAGTGATTCGATCAGCGAGGGCGCTGAGCAACATCAGGAAGGTGCAGACAGAAAGGGCAGAGAAGGAGCCGCGCCAGATAAGGAGGCGCCTGGTGCGCTGGTGGGTGGTCACGGCCGAACCCTCACCGCAATTCGCCCGCCCTTGATTGCAGCAGCAAGCTTGGGCGGCAGTGCCGATACCGGTAGGTCGCGCGGTAGGCCAGCACCGAGGATGATCAGGCTGCGTTCAATCTCGGCGATCTGCTCATCAATAAGCGATTTAACCGGTGCGGTAGTCATGCCGCAGTCCTCTTGAGTTCTGCATTGCGCTCGACGAACTTGGCGTCCAGCGCGTCGCGGTAACGGTTGGCGGTAGGGGAGTCGACCAGATCGGCGAACTCCGCCATTTCGATCATGCCCATGACGAAGGCGCGATCCGGCACCGGAGTGCAGGACTTGCGCATCTTCGCGATCTCAAGGCCCAGCCGGGCCAGTGCTACCTGATTGCTCATAGCTCGTTGTCCTCGGCCTGGGCGATCAGCGCGTCATCGACAAGGGGTCGAAGTAGGCCCTCTGCGATTTCGCCGAGCTTGCCCAGCGGGTGGTCGCTTTCGCCCAGCAACTCGGCGGCGGCTACCTTGTCAGCGTGACCTCGTTCGGCGGCGATCAGCAGGAGGCCCAGTGAAGCCGTGGTCACCTCGCAGTCTGCAAGCCGTCCGTTTGCATGCTCATCAACTGCCAGAGCGAACTGGGCCAGCGTGACGCCCTGAGCCGGCCGCATGCGGCGCTGGAACGAGACATCGCAGCCGAACCGCGCCAACTGCTCAGCAGCGTTGTACAGCCACTCAGCCCGAGCCACTTCCTGCGCGCTCTCGCTCACCATCGGAGGCAACTGCGCGTCGTGCATGGCCTGACAAATCTTCAGTGCTGCGTTCATGGTTGCCTCCAGAGTGGCGGTTGGTTGAATTCACTCGGCTGCCTTCGTTCCTGCCAGTTGCCGTTGGGCGCAAGGGAAGGCATGCGACTGATTTCAATAAAAAAGCCCAGTCGAAACCGGGCTTTTACCTTCGTACGTGACTGCCGGGCGCATGAGGCGCCGGGTAGTTGATTGGCTAGTCCATGATGGTGATCCTCCGTGTAGGGGTTCAGCTGCGGCGGTGCGCTCTGGCAGCTGTGTGCAGGTGGGCGGTTATAGGCCGCATTTTCGTCCGCATCCCAAAGCCCACTCATTGAATGGGCAGAGGTGATGCTTTCAATCAGTCGTCTTCGCCCTGGGCGAGCATCTTTTCAATGTCCGCTGCCGCGGGCTTCTTCCAGTTCTTGATCTGACCGGTTTCCAGATCGATGTTGAGGATCAGGTAATCGCCGTAGTGGTCACCCGGGAAGAAGTCAGGAACGTAGCCTTCGTATTCACCAACCTCTTCGCCCTGCGCATCCTTCAGGCCGGCTTCGAATCTGTCGCACACCTTGATGTGCAGGTGAAGCTCAGTCACATCGACCTGCACCGTTTTCTGCTGATTGATTTGCATCTTCTATCTCCCATCCCAGTCATTTACCTCAGAGCCCGGTATAGGGGTGAGGGGGTGTGGTGTTAGTGGAAGTTGACCGCGCCATTGTTGGCAGCAAGGTCGAACGCCCCTTTCCACTCCTGATATTTCTCCCAGAAGTAGCCGCCAACTGCTTCGGCTCGCTCAGCGAACTCGGCGTAATCCTTGGCGAGCTTGGCGCTAATCACTGGCCCGATCGTACCTTCGCAGTCGCTGAAATTGATCTGCTCAGCGAAAGGCCCCGCTGCACCATTCCAGCAAGAGACGCAGTGGCTGTGCTGAGCGCGTCCGTGGCGCTCATATGGCTCGGCAGGGTAGCCAGCAAGCTCGGCAAGCTGCTCACGCCAGCCGTTGTAAGTGCCGTAACCGCTGCTGAGGCTGGAGCAGTCACCTTCGATGCGGTAAACCATGCCCTCCTTTAATCCCTCAAACCGGCCGGGGAAGTCTGGGTTATCGAAGAAGCTGGCCATGCCTTGCCAGTAGACCAGTTCGCCGTCTTCGTCGCGCTCTGCGTCTGGCGCTTCAACCAATTTGCTGTATGCCGAAATATCTAAGCCCATCTCACTTCCTCCACTGAATTCAACAATGCCGCCTCACAGAAGCGGTTAGTCGTGTCGTGCAAAGTCGCCGTGCAGCCTGTCGCGCAGCGTTGCAGCTACCGTTGTTGCCTCGGCCAAGCATTCGTAGTGGCCGCCGTTATGGACCTTTCGATTCAGCGTCACCTGGACGTGCCATTTTCTGGAATCTGGATTCCAGCTAACACCCTTCACGCCAGACTTGTTGGTCTTGCGCAGCGCTTGGTTATGCTGGTTTTGGGATGGGGTTGAATCACGCAAATTGGCAATCGCATTGTTTTGCCGGCATCCATCTACGTGATCAATCTGACCGTCGGGCCAGTTGCCGCGATGAATCAGCCAGGCAACACGGTGGGCGAGGTATGTCTTGCCGCCCATCTTGATTCGAATATAGCCATTGGTGCCCTTGCTGCCTGCTGTGCGTCCCGGAACGATCCGTGTGTTAGGCGAGCTATTCCAGGTCAGCATCCCTGTAGCGGGGTTGTAGGTTAGGGCGCTTATTGCTTGATCATAAGTAAGCATCTTGGACTCCCGTTTTGCTTCCCGGATGAACCTGTTGCCAAGGTCATCGAGGAAATCTGTTCGCCGTGAGCAGCTACTGGCTGCACCACCGGCTTGAATTTGGTGGTGCCCGGATATTTACCCACGCCGGGCCGTGGTAGCCTCTCAAGTCCCTACAACCGTTGAGGCAATAACATGGAAGCTGCAAAACCAAAGTGTCCTGGGTGCGGAGTCGAAGGGCTTGGCAACATCGCGATCCAGCCTGCCCCAGGCAACAAAAACATCCTGATCGCAAGCTGCGGCGAATGTGGAATCATCCACTCAGTTTTCTCTAGGCCTTTTGAGCAACAAAAGGGCCGTCAACCGAATCCGGTGGAGTTTCTGTAAGGCGGAATGCACCTGACGCTTTAGCTTCTTCAGGCGTCATTCGAGTAGCTTCCCGCTTGTTGCGCTCGCGCCGCCCCTGCTCGATAAGATCAAGCAAGGGCTCAATCAGCCAATAGATGGCTTTGCAAATAAGTCGTCTCACTTCGTTCTCCTGCTTTCCGCGTGGTCCTAATGCAGGGCCACCTGGAGAGCATCCGGGCTGCAATATGCGGCCCGGCATCTCTGTTTCTTCTCGCTATGCATATCTGGATCATTCGCCAGTTCGGTATCCCTCGATCCGCCGCAGGTTCTCCCTGCGTTTCCTTCCAGCACCCAAGTCACTCCCCAGGCGGTAGGTCAGATCAGATCGCCGGTCCCCAGTAGAGGCGTAGCGGCTTAATAGTTAGTTTTTGACAGAGCCTTTGCGTCGGCCCTCCCTGTCCTTGCCGGACAGGCGGCCCCGCTGTTATTTCCGCAGCGGGATCGTCTTCTGAATTTTTAAAGAGCGGGTCAGGCTGTGAGGCCCTGGCGAGTCCCTGTTGGGTGACTCGATGGATGTAATTTAGAAAACTAAACAAAAAGAGTCAACACCTATTTTTAGAAAACTAAATTATTTTGCCGTAGGGTTTATTTGCGAACACAAAAAAGCCCGCTCAGTGGCGGGCTTTGTTTCCTAGGTGGCGGCTACCACTCAAGCATTTCCGGGACTATCCACTCAGGAGGCTGGCCGTCTTTAGATATTCGAACCATCCCGGCATCCAACTGATAGACCTGAACGACAGCGCCAATCTTGACTCCGCGCTTTATGGCGGTGGACGGGTCGGCGGCTGCGCGAATGGGCGCCGCGAATGTCGCCGGCTTGGATTTGCTGCCCACCTTCAGGGGTGGCGATTTAGCTTGAGGTGTTGCCGGGTCGCCAGAAACGCTTGATGGTTTGGCAAAAATCGCCCACTTGGTCAGCGTCCAATAGTTGAGCCTCCCGAGCTCTGGGTTTTTACTATATTCCGAGGCGAGCTTTAGGCCGATCTGCATGTGGTCGCCACGGACCTGCATTACTGTCCACGATATGTCAGAACTGACATTGCTCTGATGAAAGCAGTATCTGGACCCAGTGATCTCTGCCCAGGCCGTGTATTCAGCTCTGGCGTAGTGGTCAAGAGCCCTATCGAGATCACTTACGGTCATGCAGCCGATAGCTGATGAGTCCATCCAAACTTGCTGGTCGGCTCTTGGAGTCGATGGCGATGACGACGATGAGCCTCCAGATTGCAGAGAGGATCTATCTGACATCGCGCCAAATATCATCAGGGCGCCAAATGCGATGATTGGGGCCAGCACTATCCATAGGAGTATCTTGCCCAGCGATCCAGATTTTGCAGTGCGGGGTGAGGCCGCCGTTGTTAGGTCTGCCTGGCAATGCCTGCATCGAATCGCTTCCGCCTTGATTGTTTCTGCGCAGTAAGGGCATGCCTTTTCTTCCATTGCTAACCGCTCCTGTAATTGATCAGGCACCTTACCATCCGCAGAGTGCAGCCACCATTACCGAGGCAGGGAAGGGCGCATACAACAAGCCCTGCGCTGGGCCGGGCTTGGTAAAGGGATTGTTCGCCCAGGGTAGCAATCAATCCCAAAGCACTGATGACCAGAAGACCTTGCCAACGACCCAAATGTCTTTTTCTGACATTTGCTCAGTGGTGTATTCCTCGTCAGGGTGTTCAGCCTGGTTGAAGCTGCGTAGCCGGATGCCTCCGCCGGTGCGTCGATAGACCTGCTTAACTCGCAACTCGCCATCGTGCTTGATGACATAGACCTTGCCGTCCTTTATAGCGGTTTGGGCTCTATCCATGCCTACGGTGCTGCCGTCGGGTAGGGCTGGCTCCATGCTGTTACCGGAAACCGTCACGCAGACAGCGTCTCCTGGGCTGACACCCCTATTCTTCAGAGTGTACTTGCCAAGGCGAATCATCTTTCCGGTAAAGAACTCCTCGGAGATTTCGCCGCTTCCAGCAGCCACGCGAACATCCTTAAGCAAAGGAATCTCCACCTCGTCATCATTCAGGGGCGTGCTGTCATCCCATGGAGTGATGTACCCCAGGATGGATGCATTCGACTCGACCCGACGACCGTTAGAGGATGAACCGGTCAGTTCCTTTTCACCCTTTCCAGTCTCTAGCCATTCAGGGTTGCATTTGAGCGCCTTTGCGAGCGCCATCAAGTTCGACCCCGTAGCTTTGTTGGTCCCGTTCCGCCAAAAAGTGATGCTGGATTTGGACCCGCCGATCTTCGAACTGAGGTCCGTCGCGGTCATGTCCACTTCTTTCATGCGTGCCCGCAGGCGATCTTTGAATTCCATATTTAGGATTCTAAACCTTTGTTGGTTTAGATAACTTGCCTTGCTCGGTTAATAAATCTAAACTCGGCGTAGACACTGGAGGCACACCATGACCTACGACGAAGCACTGACACATTTCGGCACTGGCCGCGCTATAGGCGACGCCCTCGGCGTGACCGGCAGCCGCGTATCTCAGTGCCGGACCGCTGGCGGGTTTTCTTACCCAATGCAATGTGTTCTCGAAAAAGAGTCGGGCGGGACGCTTGTCGCCAAGCGCGAAGACGATCCGGCGCAAACGCTAAAGAAAACCGCCGCCTGACATCCCTGTCCGCCGTTCCATTGAAGCAATTCTGACCGCAACTGACCCAAGGAAAAACTAGGACATGAAAACGCCCGTACTAGAGACCCGTCGCCAAGTAATGGCGGCCGTGTCCAACGCTTTCCCTGGAGGGATGGATTGCGCAGCTGCTCGCCTTGGCATCAAGGACAAGCGCCTGGAGAACCAGATCTATGAAACCGCCGGGTGCAAGCCGCTGAGCGATGCCGAGATCTTCGTGCTGGAAAGCGAAACGAAGACCGAGCACCTGCCGGACTACATCTGCGCGATGTATGGCGGCGTGTTCGTGAAGATCCCGGAAGCAGGGGAGTTGGACAACGTCGATCTGTATCAGCGCTCGCTGGCTGCATCCGCGCAGCGCGGTGCACTTGACCAGATGGTGGCTGCCGCCCTGGAAGATGGCGAGATCGACGCAGCCGAAGCCAAGAAGATCCGCGCCCTGCACGCCAAGTACATGTCGGCGAGCCTTGAGGCTGTAGCGGCGGTAATTGAGTTGCACAAGGCTCGCGCGTAAATCGCAGGCACAAAAAAGCCAGGTTCACGGCCTGGCTCATTGCTACATCAGCGAGGCAATAATGAATACACAATCCATTCCCGTCAATACCCACAACAATCTCGCGCCACGTTTTTCGAAATCTGAAAACGTGGCGCGGATTAAACATGTGACACCTTTCGACTTCCACGGCTTCCCTGTCCGCGTAATTGACGACGGTCACGGGGAGCCCTGGTTCATCGCCAAGGACATCGCCGAAGCCCTCGGCTACTCCAACACGTCGAAGGCGATCAATGTCCACTGCAAAGCGGTCAGTACCTGCCATACCGAAATGGGAGGTCAGGTCCGCGCAGTGCAAATTATCCCCGAACGCGATCTCTACCGCCTGGTGATGAAGTCCAAGCTTCCGGCCGCTGAACAGTTCGAAGAGTGGGTGGTGGGTCAGGTGCTGCCGACCATTCGGAAGACCGGCTCTTACACCGCCCAGGAAACGAATAACTCCAAGGTCATTGGCGAACTCGCCATTCTGGAATGCTTCGATCGCCTGCTGAAGCCGGCGCCCTCCAGCAAAATGATGATGCTTGCGCAGATCGCCGCCAACAACGGACTGGACGCGAAATTCCTCCCTGGCTATGCCATCGACGCCGCTCCAGACGCTACTGGCGGATCTTCGAAGGAAACTAAGCCCATCACCGACCTCATCAAAGAAAACGGGATAGCCAGCACAGCCACGGCCTTCAACCGCTTATTGGCCGCTAACGGCTTTATCAAAAAGTGCCAGCGCAACAGCACCAAGCGCGGCGTCGTCGACTTCTGGTCGGTGACTGATAAGGGCCTTCGTTATGGCAAGAACCTGACCAGCCCCAACAACCCCCGCGAGACGCAGCCTCACTGGTACGTGGATCGCTTCCTCGAACTTGCCGGCTTGGTAGGCAAGGGGGTCAAGTGATGGATAGCGCTATGAAATCCGTGAGTCTTGGCGACCGCATCAGGGCCGCACGCAATTCAGCAGGGCTGACCCAGTCAGAGCTTGCTGTGATCGTTGGCGTCTCACAAGCGGCAATTAGCGAAATTGAGCGTGGCGAATCCGCGAGAACCGCATACCTCCCCGAAATATCTAGAGCATGTAGCTCCGATATTCACTGGCTTGCTTTTGGTGAAGTTGAGCCCGCAACTTCGGCTATGCCACCCCAAGAAAGCTCAGCCAAGCCAATCAAAGAGCTTTCGTTTTGCCTGGAAGGCACGGGCTTCTCAGGCATGCCGCTTGAGCGCGTCTCCAAATACATGACGACCCTATCAGAACTGGTAGGCGATTCCGCCGTGTTCGTACGAATGACAGATAACGCAGTCGTGTTTTACGACGACTCGGAGGCTAAGTAATGGCCGGGGATTGGATCAAAATGCGAATAGACCTTCAGACGCATCCGAAAGTATTCCGCATGGTGTCCGCATTGCAAGCGGACAGATTGCGGATCATTGGCGGACTGCATGTGGCCTGGAGCATCTTCGACACCCACTCAAGTGACGGAGTGCTGGTTGGGTACACCGTGGACGCCATGGACGCGGTAGTTGGGTGGGCAGGGTTCACCCAGGCCATGATCGACGTCGAGTGGGCATCCGTGAATGAAGGCGGAAGCCTTGTAATGCCTCGCTTCGACGAACATAACGGGGCAAGTGCAAAGCGTCGGGCCAACGACAACGAGAGGAAAAGAACCGCCCGAAAGTCTGATGGTGTCCGCAAAATGTCCGCACGCGATGCGGACGAAATGCGGACCAGAGAAGAGAAGAGAAGAGAAGATCAAAACCCTCTCTCTGCGCGGGAAGCTGTCGACCCTCGCATGCCCAGCGAAATGACCCTCGACTGGCACCCGGACGACAAGCTGCTGAAAACCTACTCGGTTCACTCAGGCGTAGCGCTGGACCTGTTCACCGAAGATGCGCGCCGAGCATTCACTGCCCACTACGAGCCGCGCGGCCAGGTGAACACCCAGGCCGAGTGGGTGCAGATGCTGGTGAAGTGGGTGCTGAGCGATCGGAATCGAGCAGCATCGTCGAACGTCAGGCAGTTCACGCCGCGCCAGAGCAATGAGCCCGACTTCGACAGCAATGCCTGGGCCGAAGGGCTTGTGGTGAGCCCATGAAGCCAGTCAGCCAACTGATGGCGACCATGGGCAACCTGCCGCCAGCAATTCACACCCGGCCGTTGCACGTCACACCGCAGACGGCAGAAGTGGTGAACGACCTGTTCCGACGGCTGCGCGGGATATTCCCAGCATGGCGTCAGGCGTGGCCGTCCACGGAAGCACTCGACGCCGCGAAGGCTGAGTGGATCAAGGAATTTGCCGACGAGGGCATTCGCACCCTGGAGCAGATTGAGTTCGGTATCCAGAAGTGCCGAAAGCTCAAGAAGCCCTTCGCGCCGAGTGTGGGGGAGTTCATCGCGATGTGCGTGCCAGGCCCGGAAGACTTCGGCATGCCGATCGTCGCCGACGCATGGATTGAGGCGCTGATGGGCGTCTACAGCCACGAGGCGGTGAAGTTTGCCGCCGAGGCCACCGGGCTGTTCGACCTGCGTTCCGCCAAGCAGGAAGACAAGGGCCTTCGCCAGCGCTTTGATCACAACTACGCCGTGGTGATCCGCCGCGCCCAGGAAGGCCAGCCGCTGGACGGAAAGATCCTCACCGGCATCGGCCACGACAGCCAGAAGACGGCCTTCGAACTCGCCAACGAGCTGGCCGACCAGCAGAACCAGGCGCGAATCCTTCAGCAAGGCATCCCGGCAGACGGCAAGTCGGCGCGTGCGCTGCTGCTGGCCAAGTTCGGCAAGAAGACCACGGAGCAACGGACATGAGCGAAATCACCAGAGGTGCAATCGGAATGCCTTTCGAGATGGCAATGGAAAGCGAGTTGTCCCGCCGTCAGTTCCATTCCATAGCCCAGGCACTGCTGGTCGAGCGCGACCAGCTCAAGGCCGAGAACGAGGCGCTGCGCAAGGATGCTAGTCGGTGGCGTGCATTCATCAACTGCGCCCGCATCAAGTTCTTCGGATGGGCCGGGTACGGGGAGAAAGACCCCTATGGAAACAGCCCTGGCAACTACCGGCACTTCGGCGGTGAGTTCTGGACGATCCACGACGCGCCGACTGCCGACAAGGAGAAGGCCGCCGAGATCCTGAACGGTTTCGCTGACGCAGCGGTCGCCGCCATGGGCAATGGAGAGCAGTCATGACT